CTAGTAATGATTTTACTATTGCCCATAACGCTACAGATACATACCTGACAAACAATACAGGTAATTTTATAATTCAATCATCAAATGCTACTGGAGATACATTCCATAAAGCAGGTAGGCATCATTATTTCAGAACTGGAGGTAACAAAAATGGTATTGATATTATAAAAGATGGTGCAGTAAGTCTCTATCATAATGGTAGTAAGGACTTGGAGACTGATGGAACTGGCATTCGAGTAGATATGCAAAATTGGGGTTCAGACCCTAGTTCTTCTAATTGGGGTGCGGCTTTAGCATCACCCAATAGTGGTGGTTTTGTTATTGCTGCTGCGGCTACGACAGGCTCTGATTGCGCACTATTTATTAACCCTAATGGAATTGTTGGTAGAATACATATTAGTGGTAGTGGTACATCTTTTAACACAAGTTCTGACTATAGACTAAAAGAAAACGTTACTGCAATATCTGATGGAATTACAAGATTAAAAACACTTAAACCATCAAGATTTAATTTTAAAGCTGATGCAAAGACAACAGTAGATGGATTTTTAGCACATGAAGTAACTAATGCTGTACCAGAAGCAGTTACTGGTGAGAAAGATGCAGTTGAATTAGAAGATAATGATAAGAAAGGTATAAAGAAAGGAGATATAATCCCGCAAGGCATTGATCAATCAAAACTTGTACCTTTACTAACTGCTGCTTTACAAGAAGCTATTGCTAAGATAGAAGTATTAGAAACTAAAGTCGCTGCGTTAGAAGCTGCATAATGGAAATACCCACCATAGTAATTCCACCAGTAGAAAATATAAAAACAATATCCATACCTTTACCAACAGGAAAAGTACCTTTTTATAAACCTTTAGTTGTACCACCTAGCGACTTAAGAGAACCAGAAGGTACTGAACCTGAAGCAACACCTGAAACAGATACAGGACTAAGACAAGTAAAGATACCAATATTAGATTACAAAGTACCTTTACCAGAAAATGAAATACTTATTACTGCATCCACCACAGCAGTAGTTTCTGTGGCAGCCACCCTTACAGCTACAGCTGCTTTTAAGTGGGTAGTAACAGCCATGAAACCAATACTAAAAACTACATGGAAGAAGATAAGCCAGTCAAAGAAAAAAGTTTCTTAGGCAAAGTAAAAGATATAGCTGAAGATAAAGAACATCAAATTGAATTTCTGGGAACTGTAGTCAGACTAGGCGTTGTTGTCTGGTCTGGTTTTATTATCACTCTTAACTACGTTGAGATACCAATGGTGAAGAAATCTGGTAACTCAGATATCACTTTTGTCGCCAGCGTTTTTACGGGGGCGCTTGCAACATTCGGTTTGACGACTGGAAAAAACGGCAATAGTAAACCACCTACTTGCCCAATGATGAAAAAAGACAAACCAAAAGTATGAAAAAATTAATCATACTCTTAGCTCTGTTATCACCCAGCATAGCTAGAGCAAATACTGTAACTCCCCAGTTCACAACTGGAAGTATGAACAGTACAACTACTACCACTCAAACTATTACAGAAGTTACGCAGAAGCAAATATTTGGTTCAGATGTAAATACATGGTCAGGAACAAACGTAACTCCATCAGCAGATATATCCGCAACTGGTACGACATTCTCAGTAACAGATGCAACTCTGCCTTGGACATTAGAAACAACAAGTCGATCAGCAGGGCTAGTAGAGCAATGGGATACAACAACAAATTACACCATAAACTCTACTACTACTTCGCTCTCTGTATTCTCTCAGTAAATCCAATATTTGCTGAAGGAGACACCAATAACAACGCTAACCCAGTCGCCGCAGCGACCGGAAACGTTACCAATTCGGCTGTCCAATTCCAGAACAATGGAGCTTCTTCGAGACAGTCGTATGGTCCAAACATTCAATGTAATGGATCAACAATGACGTTTAGTCCTTTCTATATGGGCAACCATACTAATCCTTATTCTCATAACGAGGATACTGGAGAACTTTACCCCTCTGGTTATCAAATAAATGAGAACTGGGGTTTTCAAGTTAATTTTATGGTTCCCTTAGATAAAGATGGTTATAAGCAATGCAAAGCTATAGCTAAACGTCAAGAAGAAAAAATGCAATTAGATTTCGAGCTGGTTCGTGCTCTTAAATGTGCCGAGCTCCAGCAGAAAGGCTTTACCCTACTACCCGGATCGAGAGTTTATCACTTGTGTTCGGATGTAGTACCTATTCAATCATTATTAAAATCAAATGTTAGCAATCGTTAAACCATTCGTACTATCTGCCCTAAAGTCACCAAAATTTAAAATTTTTGTAGTTGAACTACTAGAAAAATTGGTGCAACAGAGCGATAACGAGCTAGACGACAAAGCTTTGGCAATAGTCAAAAAAGGCTTAGGACTCTAAAAACACGGGGTACAAACATACCCAGACAAAATTACAAGCCCCTTATAGGCGATCCTGAAGGGGCAAATTTTAAGAAAAACAATGAAAAAGGCAACTGAAGAGCAATTTAATGAACTCCACCAGTTAGTCACTAAAGAATTTTTAAATAGAGTCAAAGCTGGCGAAGCCACTACTCAAGATTTAAAAGCAGCCTGTGATTGGCTGAAGGCGAACGATATTTCAGGTGTTGCCTATGATGGCAGCCCATTATCCAAACTGGCAAACCTACTGCCAGAAGTAGACCCAGAATTAGTACAGGCGAAACTATATGGCAAACTCCAAAGGAGCTAAGTATGCCAACGGCAACTACAAAGCTCAACAAAAGAAATACAACAAATCAAAGAAGGGATTAGCACTAAGAGTTAATGCGAACAAACTTAACAGGAAACTTGGAACTTACGGAAATGGTGATGGCAAAGACGCTGCTCACTATAAGGGGAGTACTACCAAGGGACGACTTCAAAGTCCATCAGTTAACCGAAAAAGCAGACTCAAAATACGCAAAACATGACCCCTCTACTACCTAGCCCAAACCATTACTTACACAATCTAATAACCATGACAAGTTCAGATTCTAAACGGCTCTGGAGAAGAGCTATTAAACAGCACTTTAATTGTCAATGTGTTTATTGCGGAAATTTTTATGAAGAACATGAACTTACACTCGATCACGTCAAACCTCGTTGCAGAGGTGGGGAAGATCTTACAACAAATGTTGTCTCCTGTTGCAGAGCGTGCAACCAAGGCAAAGGTAGTAGTCATTGGCTCAGATGGTGTCGAGAGACATTTGGAAGTAGACCTGAGCGCGAACGAATTATAAGCGATCACATCGCTGCGTAATTAATACACCCAAGTATATTTACTGCCCCGCAAGGGGCTTTTTTTATGGCTATAAATAAAAACGGTTTTACAACTTTAGGTCCCAAAGAATATCAAAAACAAGCATTAGAAATTAAAAATAACTATGATGGTAAAAACTGGTTTCCTGAAGTTAAAAGACTGTTAGGTAGACCAAAATGGGAAGGAGTTGAATATAAATTCAAATCATCTGGTAAAGGTAAAATAGGAAAAGTATCTTTACTAAAAGACATTGAAAATAAGAAAAAATCTGGACAAAAAAGAAATGTAGCTCTTGCTAAGGCGAATAAGTTAATTGGTAAAACATTAAAAGATGCTGGTGAACAAAAAGCAAAAGCAATTTCAAATTTAGGTAAATCTAGAAATGCAGACCATATTCTTGAAGTACAAACATTTGGTCCAGTATTAGAATTATTAGATCAAGAACTAGAAGCAGGGATTATAGATAAAAAAGAATATAACAAACGACTAAAGATTATTAAGTCTTACAAACCGGGTGATCATCCAGAAAATCTTCAAAACCTTCATTATGCAGCAAATAATGATAAAAAAGATGAAGTAAAGGCTAAAAATAAACTTTTGGAAAAGATGGAGAAGACTAACCCTAGCCTTCGTAATCGAAATCCAAAAATGCAAGCATTGTTAGCAAGTATATTTGGAAAGAAAAAAACAAGAAATCTTTCTGGTATTACAGCTGTTGTACAGGATACTTACACAACTGAGTTTACGCCTAAGAATGGTAACGATACCAACGGAAAGACTAACGGGCATACTAACGGAAAAGTTACCAACGGAGAATCTACTAAAGTCCCTACAAACGGGAAAACCAACGGTTTTAAGAACGGAGGTAAGAAAATTGTTTTGAACGGAAATAAAACCAATAACTACAGAGGTTTATCTACATTAATGGAGCAGCCTAATACTTGGTCCGATCCTCTACTTATGGCACCTCCTATTAGAACCCTTGATAAATCGATTGACGTACGCCTTTAACTAACTTATACACATTCGTATATGAATGAACAATTAACCGCCTTACAGGGCGATTTCAAGCTGTTTCTGCAAGCTTTGTGGAACCAGCTAGATCTACCTTCTCCAACGAGGGCACAATATGCAATTGCAGATTACTTGCAGAGTGGTCCCAAGCGACTACAGATACAGGCGTTTCGAGGAGTTGGCAAGAGCTGGATTACTGGTGCTTTTGTTTTATGGACTCTATTTAATGACGCCGAAAAGAAAATAATGATAATTTCTGCCTCAAAAGAACGGGCAGACAACATGAGTATCTTCTTACAAAAACTAATTATCGAAACACCATGGCTTTCTCATTTACGCCCGAAGTCAGACGATGCAAGATGGTCAAGAATAAGCTTCGATGTGTTGTGCTCACCTCACCAAGCACCAAGCGTAAAATCAGTCGGAATAACTGGACAGCTAACCGGAAGCCGCGCCGATTTAATGATTCTCGACGATATAGAAGTTCCCGGTAACTCAATGACCGAGCTAATGAGAGAAAAACTCTTACAGCTGTGTACTGAAGCCGAATCAATACTTACGCCACATGAAACAAGTCGAATTATGTATCTGGGAACACCTCAGACAACCTTTACTGTTTATAGGAAGTTATCAGAACGTAATTATCGTCCTTTTATTTGGCCGGCACGATATCCCAAAAATATAACCCAATACGAAGGGTTAATCGCACCCCAATTACAGGAGGATATAGATAATGGAGCAGAAACAGGACAACCTACTGACCCAGACAGATTTGCCAATGACGATCTACTGGAAAGAGAGTCAGCGATGGGAAGGAGCAACTTTATGCTTCAATTTCAACTCGATACATCCCTTAGTGATGCTGAGAAGTTTCCTCTTAAAATGGCTGACCTTGTTGTTACTAGCGTTAACCCTACTACTGCACCCGATAATGTCGTATGGTGCTCAGATCCCAAAAATGTCATCAAAGATCTCCCAACTGTGGGACTCCCCGGAGACTATTTCTATTCACCTATGCAACTGCAAGGAGAATGGACTGAATATAACGAGACCATCGCTAGTGTCGATCCATCCGGAAGAGGGTCCGACGAAACTGCTGTTGCGTATTTATCCCAAAAAAACGGGTTCATCTATCTGCATGAAATGCGCTCATATAGGGACGGCTACAGCGATAGTACCTTGCTCGACATCCTCTCGGGATGTAAAAAATACAATGTTTCGTCGTTGGTTATTGAAACAAACTTTGGAGACGGAATTGTAAGTGAATTATTTAAAAAACATCTTCAACAGACAAAACAGAGGATATTTATTGAAGAGGTACGGGCAAATGTCAGGAAAGAAGATAGAATCATTGACTCACTTGAACCAGTACTTAACCAGCATCGTCTTATTGTTGATCGTGGGGTTATTGATTGGGACTACAAATCGAACCCAAGTGATCCGCCTGAAACTAGACTCCTCTACATGCTCTTCTATCAGATGAGTAGGATGTGCCGGATGAAGTTCGCTGTTAAACACGACGACAGAATAGACTGCCTAGCCCAAGGGGTTAAGTACTTTACAGATTCGTTGTCTATCTCAGCACAGGCACAGATCGACCTAAAGAAACAACTGGAGTGGGAAGACATACTAGAAGGCTTCCTAGAAGACCCTCAATCTAGTGCTAACCACTTGGTTTTGGGGATGGATAAGAATCAAAGACAACAAGCTAGATTAAACCAGACTGGAAAGTCAGTCCCCAACTGGAGTTAGGGGGTACCCCTTACTATACAGGGGAAGGGTGGACCCTTGTAACTGGGACCTTCGGGTCCCTTTTAATAAATATCCGTGAATGATATTCCTTTAAAACACATACTCTCACCTAACTTTAACTATATATGAACTGTTATAAATGTGATATCCCTTTAATATGGGGAGGAGATCACGATGTAGATGATCCAGATAATGAAGACCATCTAATTGTTAGTAATTTAAGCTGTAACCAATGTGGTTCAGTTGTCTATGTATATCACTCATAAATGCCTACACTTAAACTTGAAACTTTCAGAAAGTTATACAAGAGTCTAAAGACTCCTTGGAAACCACTCAACTGGCTGATACTTGGTTACTTGATTGGATTAGAAAATAGATATATAGATCTAGTCAGCAAACAAGCTGTTGACGATGCAATAGAAGACTACATGGTAAACCATCCGCCTGAAGTCTACGAAGCAGTAATAAAAGAACATGAGGATGGGTCACTATCCATAGGTAAA